CATGCGTTTCAGCATCCTGGATAATTCAGATCCAAGTAACCCGGACTATCATTGGATACCGTTGATCTTCCTGGAGTCATTTAACTCACCGGCATTGGTGTTGAAGATAGGTAAACACAAGATCAGGATGCCAGTTGATTGGAGCATACTGATAGGTGAGCCTGACGTGGGTGATCTGGAAGTATTACCATTGACATCAATAAATGATCGTGGATTCAGGGCTTTCCAGTTCAACAGCCTGACTGACTTCCGCCCCAGTTTCCTGGATATAGAGATCATTGATGTATATCAGGATGTTAGTTGGTACAGTCCCAAATTAAAGAACGGACAGTTATTGGCAGTGCCATTGAACGACGGACCCAAGCCCGAGTGCGTGTATTTTGTAAAAGATATATCGCGTAACTGTGAGATCGTAAACTATACATTATCATTTTAAATGGCAGATACTAATTCACCTTTATACATTGGCAACGAGATGGCGGCATATGATCGCAAGGACAGGGACTACTATGACAAGTTCACTGATGAGGAACGGAAACAGTTCTCGACCTATCTAATGTTGAGATATGGTGCCAGCGTGGGTGGCAACAAGGACCTACAGGCATACTACTTGATGGCAACCAATAAGTTTGTGAACAAGTATTTCTTTGACTTAAACAAACACACAAAACTACAGTGGTTGATGTGTACGGCAGTGAGTCCTAACATGGGCAAGCAGTTCCATTATTGGCTGGCGGCGAAGAAGAAAGAGGGCAAGTCAACCAACAAGTTACGCAAGGTGGTGGCGGAACTGTATCCAAACATGAAGAGTGATGAAATGGACATGTTCCTGTCAATGAACACGGAAAAAGAGATAAAAGAATATTGTAAAGAGCTAGGATGGGATGACAAGCGAATTAAGTCAGACTTTTAAGTGCAAGTATTGTGAACGCGAGTTTAGACGCGAAAGCACACTGGCGGTTCACGTTTGTGAGCAAAAGAAACGTTTCCAAGAAGAAAAAGAAGTAGGCGTGCAAATTGGTTTGCAGGCTTATCTGCGCTTCTATACTGTAACACAAGGCAGTGCTAAACTGAAAACCTATACTGATTTTGCAAAGTCGCCATACTATAAAGCATTTGTAAAGTTTGGCAGATACTGTGTGGACATCAATGCTATCAACGTACCCAAGTTCCTAGACTGGCTGCTCAAGCAAAACAAAAAGATCGACCACTGGGCTCGAGATACAGTGTATGACGAATACTTGCTGCACTACATCAAAATTGAAGCATTACAAGATGCCCTTGAAAGAGGCATTGAGTATAGTATAAAGTGGAGTGAGGATACAGGAAATCCACCGCATGACTTTTTACGTTACGGCAACGAGAACAGAGTTGCCTTTGCTATAAGTACTGGGCGTATTTCACCATGGTTGGTGTTCAATTCAGAAAGCGGACAAGAGTATTTGGCTAACATGAATGCAGATCAAACAAAAATAGTGTGGCCTTGGATTGATCCAGACTTTTGGCAAAAGAAATTTCAAGACTATCCAGCAGACCAAGCCTACTGCGAAGAAATACTAAAACAGGCAGGTTGGTAATGGCATTTCACACAGACAGAATTACAATTTATATTCCAAAGGAGAAAAAAATGGGATTGACAAGACCTAAAGTAGCACAAGTTGAGCAAAAGCCAAAAAGCAAAGATAAACATTTTTGGGCAAGCATGTTTAAAAGTGTATTGCGACTGATTGGTTGTTATGCACTGTATATTGGTGCTACTATTATTGGCGGAGTAGCAGCCGTTCCACTAACAATGGCAGCAGGATTGTTTGCAGCAGCCGAAGTAATGGGCATCATTGAAGAACTGGTATGAGTGCTGACGTAGACATTGACTTTGCTGACAGACAGCAAATTATTGACTTGATAAAGTGTACGCCTGCACGACAGCGTACAGCAGACGGAATGTTGCCTAAAAAACATGCAAGTGGTGTTTATGTTACACCTATACCATATGATCCACAAACTGGGTGTGCAGCAATTAGTTTTGAAGCAGCAGATGACCGCGGATACTTTAAACTGGACTTGCTTAATATGAGCGTGTACAGTTTGATTCGTGATCAAACACACTATGACAATTTGCTAGCACAAGAACCACAGTGGCAACTGATGTGGGAAAAGCCGGGTATTGCCGAACAACTGGTACATGTGGGTAACTATGCACAACTGCTAAAAGAAATGCAGCCAGACAGCATACCAAGAATGGCTGCATTTATATCCATTATTCGCCCTGGCAAAGCACATCTCAAAAACAAGCCTTGGGACGAAGTGTTTGACAGTGTGTGGGACGGTGATAGTTCAGATGGGTTTGTGTTTAAAAAGTCGCATGCTGTTAGCTATGCAAAGCTAGTAGCACTGCACCTTAATCTACTCTGCGAACAAGTGTAATACTGCGGCGTTTGATTTTCTTGCGTGATAGCTCTGCTAAACTTGTAGCAGGGCCTAGAATGATATCCAAATCTTTGTTGATAAACGTTTTGAGAAAAGGCCTAAACTGTTCCCAGTCTTGTTTGAGAAATATGTTGATAGGTATGCTTCTGTTGCTTTCCCACCACCACTGGTTTGCAAACTCTAAAAAGTCTCGTTTCTGCTGATCGTTGACAATGCTGCCAAAGTCATATATAGTTGTTATTTGATCATCTCTGTTTTGAATCACACCCACATACTCATTGCCTGCATAAGTGCAAAAAGTAATAAATGGATATCGTTCAGCGATCTTTTCGAATAGCTCTACGCCCATAAATACCTTATAATCGGAGTTAATTTAATGTATTCTACCACCGTATATTTATATCAGCAAAAGCAGCAGGTACTATTACCTGACACGAGTGGTGCTTACTTTCAGAGGAGATGGCAACCAGTGTATGCTAAAAAACTTAAAGTAAACCGCGGTGTTGATAATGTCATACTATTTGAATTTATCAACCAAGACCAGAAGCCTGTAAATATTTCAGGTAGCACAATCACATTTAGAATGATTGGCACAGATGGCGATAATTTGCTTATTGCCAAAGACCTAGTTGCACTAGCACCAACATATGGCAGAGCCAAAGTCACACTGACCAGTGAAGAGCTTGATTCAATTGAGCAACAAACTGCATCATGGAGTTTGGAACGTGCCAGCGGTGATTTGTACGAAGCAGTGTTCACTGATGCTTACAGTTCAGGAAGAGGACAAGTAGACATCGTAGACAGTGTGTATCCTGACTATGTGGAAAGCACTATCTTGGAAATACCAGAGCCGACCAAGCAGAATACTCCGGCTGCTAGTGGTGACAGAAACTATACCAGCATGGCATACACTGCCAACAACACACTAACAACTTTCCAGCTTGACTTTGATAACTTCACTGGTAATCTCAAAGCACAAGGTAGCGAAACACAACTTGGTCCATGGTATGACATTGG